GTTTCTCTAGATGGACAGGCTTGGACTTCCTTGCCTGATCCATCTAGCCTTTCCTATTCTGTATACGACCTAGACGCAGGTGGTAAAACAGGGCGTGGTTTAGATGGTGGAATGAACAGAGATAGAGTGGCAGTCAAAGAAAAGATAAGCATGACATTTAATGCAATGTTCAGAGCAGACTTTGAAAAAGCAATATCACTCATTAAAAATGCATTCTTTTATGTGAATTTCTATTCGCCCTATTATGGCGAATGGAGAATTGCTGAAATGTATGTTGGAGATAGAAGTTTTGATTACTATGGAATGATAAAAAAAGATAACAATGACTTGGTAAAGAGTGTCAAATTTAATTTTATAGAAAGGTAAATGAATATGCTAAGAGTAAATGACAACTACAAAAATGCTATTTATGAAAGTCGTTCATTTACCTTTTATGTTTTATTGAATGGTAATGAACAACTTCCAGTAAGAAACATATCTAGTATTGAGATTATTGAAATCGGACAATCCGATAAATCATTGAAGTTAGGACAGTTATGTAATAACCAACTAACCATGCAGACTTGGATAAAGAATGATCATATCATAAATGGATATATCGAAGTGTTTGCAAGTTTGAATGGTGATGATTCAATGAAAGTTCCATTAGGTAAATACTATGTAAATGAGTATAAAGATAACCATGATAGTACTTATACAATTATCGCTTATGCACTTCACCCACGAATGAATGAAGTTGTAAAGAACATCAATTCAAGAAATGTTCAAACCATCGTTGAACAGATTGAAACATATACAGGAATGCAAGTGTTAAATAAAACGATGTTCACTCTTCAAACGATAAATGAGATTGAAGAACACACAACGTACAAGCAGTTGTTGGCTGACATTGCAGGTTATGATGGATTGAATCTGCGTACAGATCGTACAGGAAACATCGTTGCATACGTCTATGGCATGGACGTTTCTGACAGTTCTGGAAATCAACCAGACATCGTGTTTGAAAATGCACGTATGTCACGTAAAGGAAGAACTATCAGTAAACTTGTGACGGAAAAGAAGGTAACGATTGGAAGCATAAAAGTAAGTGATGGTAAGAATGCGTATGTAGCAGGGACTGGTGAAGGTGTAAGTTATATCAATCCATATATTACTGCTGAAAGTCCAGTACCTAGTTATATATGTGATATGGAATATGTACCACTTACGGCTACGGACGTAGGCAATCCATGTAGAGAAATCGGTGATAGAGTATCGTTTACAGATAACAAAGGCAATACTTTTGAAACATGGATCATGTACCAAAAAATCAGTATCAATGGTGGCTTATCCATGCAGACCGAAAGTTATACCAACAGTAATAAGTTGGCAGTAACAAAAGAAAGTCCTATTACAAAGGCTATACGTGAAGCAAATAGAAGTAATCGTAAGTTGATTGAAGAGATGTTTGGTAAGATAGCCGGCGCTACAGATGGCTATTACAATTTCATTGATGGTGATGGCAACATCGTTCCATTTACAAGCGATAAGATAGCAGGATTCCAGATATCGAACACACCTACTATCACATCTACCACAAAGGGATGGAGATTCATTCGTGGTGGCTTGTATCATAGTTCAGATGGCTTTAAAACACATGATGACTTCATGCTCAATGAAGATGGCGAAATCAATGTAAATCTAATCAAATTAGGTAATAAGACACTGACAGAAACCATTTCAGATTTAACAGAAGAAGCAAAAGGAAGTATCAAAGGAACTAAGCAGTATTACTTACAAAGACAAGCTGCTGACAAGCCTTCAAAGACTGATAGTGGATGGACTACTATAAAGCCTTCTACGATTGTCGGACAACACATGTGGTACATGCTTGCAGATATTGTAAACAATGGCACAGAAATTAAGCATGAGCCTTTTGAACTAACAGGAATCAAGGGTGATACAGGACGTGGTGTTGTTGGTAGTCCTACACTTACATACCAGGCTAGTAACAGTGCAACCACAGTCCCTACAGGTGAATGGTTAAATGATATTCCTTTAGTAAATGAAGGTTATACCCTATGGACTAAAGCAACGTGGAAATATAGCGATGGCACATCATCAAATGTGTATTCTCCATCGATTGCAGGAAAGACCGGTAAGGGTATTAAAGCAGTTGAAACAGAATACTACTTATCTACTTCAAAGACAGAAGTAACTGGTGGTGAATGGAAGAACATACAGCCTTCTAAAACCGCTGATACTTGGATATGGACCCGATTAAAGACCACATTCACGGATGAAAGTATAGGCTATTCAGAGCCTACAAAAGACGATGTTCTTAATGGCCTTGTAGATATATCCATTTCAAACAAATCAACCATAGAACAGTTGAATGGAAGTATCACACATCTTGTTAATCAAACGACAGAAAATAAGACTAGCGTAGATACAGTTAAAACAGAATTGAAGTCTTTGCAAGAACAGACTGTAGAAGGCTTTAGTCGAACAGTTCAAAGAACAGAGTTTGACAAAACATTTACGACAATATCAGAGAAGTTGGATGAAAACGGATTGCATATTGGTTCAGATAAAGAAGATACAGTTACAACAGTCGATACAAATGGTGTGAACGTCAAAAAGTCTGACGGAACATTGTTGGCAAAGTTTGACAAGGTTGATAGTATGCTTGCTTATTTGCGAGTGCTTGAATATTTAAGTGCCGGTGCACATCGAGCAGAAGCAAAAGAAACCGAAGCTGAAATAACACAGTTTGTAAACGGAACTATCAAAACTGCAAATGTCAAAGCAACAGTTATCAACTGGATTGGAGATATAAATAATGGTAATGCTAAGTAATGCATGGCAAGTCATAAAAGAAATAACGCAACAAGTCGGGCAAGCAGATGTAACCTATAAATTATGGGCTAGAGTAAATGCACAGTATCACAGTATAGAATTAAATCGTGACTGGGTAGATGTTCAAACGACATACACGATGAATAGTGGTTATATCTATTCGGGATCATGGACTTTTACTGGCACAGGTTGTGAAACTGTAAGTGGTGGTGGAACGCTAAGGGGCAGTGGAACATTATTAAGTGGTGGCTTTTGGGCATACCATGATCCCAATGGCGATTATTCTGCAAGCGTAAACGCAAATTTAAGTTTCTATTATTCAGACGCTAACGCCATTTTAGAAGAAACAATCGTATTACCTAATATACCGAGAGCAAGTACGCCGTCTTGGAAAGATGGTAAAAACCACGTTAAACTTGATGGAACAGATACACTTACTTTGCTATTGGATAAAAAGGTTGATAAATACAGACATTCATTAGTATGGGTAGTTGGGGATAGCGGTCCGAAGTGGTTAAACACCAACGATATTGATACAGAATATACATTCAAACCAACGGAAGAGATGATTAAGTATGCTACTGATACAAAATCTGTATATGGATATCTTGGGGTTGCAACGTATGCAAGCGGTGATCCGAAAGCCACAATGATTGGAGCAATGAATATAGCGTTTTTCATTGATTTACCAGAAGAAAAGTATGCACCGGTAATCAATGCTACAAGCGTAAAGGAAATCGGTAATACAAACGTTCCAGAAGATAAAGTATTTCGCTATTTATCCAAGAAAAAGTTATCCATGCAAGCAAATGTAAGGGGATATTCAACAGTTAAAAGTGTATATGCTTTACATAACGGGCAACAGTTTCCATTATCCTTATCACAAGGCACGTATAGCGTTGATTTAGAAGGCTTAGTTAATGGGGATATAGAATTTATCATTGAAGATAGCCGTGGCTTTAAAACAACGCTAGAATGGCACGGAACGTATGTTCCTTACTTCTATCCAACCATCACAGAGTTTAGTGCTGAACGTGACAATCCAACAGTCAATGACGGCTACGCAAATGCAAAAGGAACGTTCTACAATGGAGAAAATAATGTGCTTACCATTACTGTAAAAGATGACGGAAATAGAAGTACAAATGGAACAGGACAGTTGAATGGTAATGAATTTACACTCAAGCAACGTATTGTCGGATATTCCTATGATAAGAATTATAATCTTACATTAAAAATTACCGATAGTTACGGACAATCTACAGAGAAGTCCTATGTGCTAACAGGTAATTTGTGGGCGATGATTTTGGCTAAACTAACAACTAGTGTACACATGCTATGGGTTAGAAAAAATGGTAACAATCCATGCGGCATATACAATGAGGGCGATTTATCAACACTTGGTAGGACATACGCAAAAGGCGGCTTGGTAATTGGCGGTGATGATACGTTTATTGTGAAAGAATTTACCGCTGATGTTCAAGCAATAAAAGGGCAACAGGCTGCATATATA